TCTTGATATTGTTTATGATCCGGCAGCCGCAACACATTCAGCGTCCGCTGGTGGCTTGATTGCCGATATGGTGGCAAGGGCATCACAAACATACACAATTACATTTTCAGATACAGCCACGACTGAATGGTCGTTTACAGCGTTTGTAGTTGGCTTTGAGCCTGACATGCCACATGACGGGGCGTTGACCGCTTCCGTGACAATGAAGATTTCGGGACAACCAACGCTTGCTTAAAGTGGATTTAGAGACTTGATAGATTATGATAACTTTTAAAAACATTATGTTTACGCTCTATAAAAAGATCATTAGAATCTTTATACATAATGTTTGCCATATCTTCAGCTTTAGAGCCATAGTACCACAATCTAAAAGCGTTTTTTCTTCCAGAATCACAAACCACATCAGAGCCGTTTATTTTGTAAAGTTTTTTGATGCGTTGCTTTGTTTCTACAAGAAGTTTTTTAGAACCAGACGTAAATTTAATTCTAAGTCCACTGCGTTTGGAATAGTAGACTCCACCATCGCCATCAAAATAGCCTCTCAAAAAATGGCTAAAGTGTTCGTCTGGAATATTTGGAAGAACTGCGTTCAAAGATTTTCTTGGATTAATTCCCAACATAAACAAATCATCTCGTATATTCATGGAACAAATGGTAAGAGAATGCCATTTTCCAAAATTGTTATGCTCTTGTTTGATCGGATGATTACTTCCAAGAACATTTCTAATTTTATCAAGAATAAAATAGTTTGTGTTGGATATTTTCATCCGATTGGTTCCTATACATCCATCTGCGAGTATAAAACCAACAACATAACAAATGTCTGGAGTAATATTTATAAAAGCACGTTGATTAAGGGAATAAATAATAGAGCGTCTTTCATGGGAGCGAATAATAATAGATTTTTTCAAACCCAATCTACCAGCTTTCAGACTAACCGCTTGACGAGACTTTCCCAAATAATCAGACAATATAGGATTGGGAGTTGTTCCGTAGTTTTCTATTAAATAATGAATTTCTTCGCTATTCCAATATTTCATAAATTCATTATAAACCAAAGAAAGGAAATAGTCAATGTACAAGATATTAAATAGGACGGAGATTTTAGAAGCCAATGATATTAAAACTCAGGAGGTGCCTGTTCCTGAATGGGGCGAAGATGCTGCTGTTTACGTCAAAGGCATGACCGGAGCGGAACGCGACAAGTTCGAGGGTTCGTTGATAACCATGCGTGGTAAAGATAAGCAGATGAACATGGCTAATATTCGCGCCAAGCTGGCAAGCATGACAATCTGCGACGAAAAAGGAAAACGATTATTCAATGAGAATGACGTACAGGCATTGTCACAGAAAAGCGCAGCCGCATTACAACGAGTGTTTGCAGTAGCCCAAAGATTGTCCGGTATATCTGACGAAGACGTGGAGGAATTAGCAGAGGAATTGAAAAACGACCCTTTCGACGGTTCACCTACCGATTAGCGTTAGCGTTGCGAATGACGCGGGCTGAATTACTTAGCAGAATATCAAGCGCAGAATTGACCGAATGGATGTTGTATTACCAGCTTGAACCATTCGGGCAGGAAACCCAGTACATTGGTCCCGCAATCACCAGCGCAATTCTAGCCAACGTCAACCGGAAAAAAGGTGACAAGCCACACTCAGCCGATGAGTTTATGCCAAAGTTTGAAAAAGAAGAAAAGTCACCTGAACAAATGTTGAGCTTTGCAGCGATGATAACCGCCGGATTAGGTGGCAAGATTGGAGAACCTGAATAATGGGAAATACAATTCTAAAGCTGCTAGTTTCATTAGGGCTTGACTCTAAAGACTTTGAAAAAGGACTTTCAGAAGCCGAAGGCAAAGCTGACAGATCATCGAAAAATATCGTTGCTGGTTTAGCGACCGTTGGAAAAGGCGTTATTGTAGCCGGTGCCGCCGCAGGGGCAGCAGGAGCGGCTTTTATCGCTTCAACCATCGCTCCTGCTTCTGATTTATCCGAAACAGTCACTAAAGTTGGGGTTGTTTTTGAGGACTTATCAGGCGAGATGTTGAAGTTCGGTGACACCTCCGCGTCTGCATTAGGTATGAGCAAAGAAGAAGCCTTAGCAGCCGCCGCGACTTATGGCAATTTATTCAGGGCGATGGAAATCAACACGGACGCGTCATTTGATATGTCACAGGGATTGGTTACATTAGCGGCAGATTTAGCATCATTCAACAACATGGATCCTACAATGGTGCTTGATAAATTACGCGCTGGATTATCAGGGGAAACAGTACCGCTGAAAACATTGGGCGTAAATTTAAACGCTGCTTTGATCGAAGCCAGAGCCTTAGAAATGGGCTTGTGGGATGGTGAAGGTGCCATAACCGCCGCCGCTAAAGCTCAGGCGTCTTACGCGTTAATCATGGAACAAACCACATTAGCACAAGGTGACTTCGCCAGAACATCGGACGGATTAGCGAACCAACAAAGAATTATTGCTGCTAATTTTAAGAACATGAAAGCCACTATCGGGACGGCATTACTCCCCATGATGGAAACACTATCAGCAACATTGAATAGTTTATTCAGTGATCCAGCATTTCAGGCAGGACTACAACGGTTCATTGATGGCTTGGGTCGTTTTGCAAGCAAGGTCATTGAAGCTATACCGCAGGTTATTGACTGGTTCAAGCGATTAGGCGCGTGGCTAAGTGAAAATCAAGGCGTGATTATTGGTATATTAGCAGCGTTAGGGGTTGCGGTTGCCGCGTTCGTTTATACAACCGTTATTCCCGCTATTGTGTCTATGATTGTTGCTTTAGGTCCGGTTTTGTTGGTCATGGCAGCTGTCGCAGCCGTCGCCTATCTGGTGTATGAAGCCTGGACGAATAACTGGGGTGGAATACAGGAAAAGACCGCCGCCGTTGTTGCATGGATAAAAACAACCATTTCAACATTCTTAGCCAATATAAAAGCATGGTGGGCTGAGCATGGGGCAGCGATAAAATCAACCGTTCAAGCAATGTGGGACGGGATTGTCAATATATTCAACACGCTAAAACAGCGTGTCATGGATATTCTGGCAATCTTCAAATTAGCGTTTGAGGGCAAGTGGTATGAGTTCGGTGCTAAGTTGCGTGAAATGTGGGACGCTGATTGGCAGCGGATATTAAAGATATTATCAGATGTTTGGGAAGGTATAAAGAACGCCGTAAAGATTGGAATTGATGCAGTTGTAAAATGGTTCAAAGATACCGATTGGGGTCAACTTGGAAAAGACATCCTTACCGGAATTGCAGAGGGTGTTAAAAACAGTGTTAAATGGTTAGTTGATGCTGTTGTTGCCGCTGCAAAAGCCGCGATTGATGCCGCTGAAGGCTTCTTAGGAATACAATCACCATCTAAAGTATTTGCTGGAATTGGTATGAATATATCTGCTGGTTTAGCAGGCGGTATTTTGAGCGGTAAGTCAATGGTAGAAGATGCCGTTAGTAATGTGGCTGTTGGTGGAGTAATTGCTGGCGGTTCCGTTGGGGCTGGTAATACAAATAATAATTACAACGTCAACGTCTATTCCAATTCCTCACCGGATGAGTTCAGCCGTTCTATTGATTTTGCGAAAGGATACGCCCTAGCATGACAGTAACTAAAGAAAAATTTTACATAATCAAACCAAAAGCAGCAACAAACCTATGTACTAATCCGAGTTTCGAGACAGGTACAACTGGATGGGGAACAAATGGAACGAACACAATTGCCACAAGCACAGAACAACAACGTCGGGGCGTGTATAGTTGCAAATGCACCTATCAAGACTCAATAGGGTTGGTGTTTTATGCGACAACACTTACGGCAACAATTCACGCCGTTTCACTTGATGTTTATATTCCTTCAGATTATGACGGAACAAACCTAGCAATGAATTTTGGTAGCTTTACAAGTGCGACCATTGTTACAGGTAGTGCCGATATGACAATCAGGGACGCATGGCAACGGGTAACGGCATACATTACCCCTGATGCTGGCGACTTGTCTGGAGGTGTTTTATTTTACGAATACGGAACAGCACCAACAGCCGGAAAGTTTATTTATATAGACGGTTTGCAGATTGAGG